TAAAAATAGTTGAAAAATTATTTAATTCATCTGTATAATGATATTGAAAAGCATAAATTTGAGCCCATGTATTTTTACTAGATAATATATAATTAGCATAAGAAGCAAATGCCACAGAATCAACAAAACAAGAATTAGGAAGTTTAGATATGCTATGATCTTTTGCTAAATAAAATCCAAATTGAACCCCATAATAAGCTATCGCCCCATTGATCAAAAGCACTAATGTTAGTTTACTTTTCCATCCAAACCAATTGAATAAATTTTTAAACTTATTCACTATCTCCTATAGATTACACAGGGGAGATTATGTTCAATTTATTTTTTATTTTTGTAGTCTTGCAAACAAGATTTAAACTTGGCTTTGTCGTCGCCTTCTTTAGTTTTTATGCATTCTTTTAAAAACTCATTAAATTTTTGACCTTCGGTTACCATCATATTTTTATATTCTTCATCATCTTCGTATCCGCAGTTGGAAGCTTTATTTTGGCAGTATTGTTTTTGACTGAAGCCTTTTGGATTATTGCAATCTATACTTCTTTTATATTTCATGCTCCATTTTGCTTCAATTTTTTCTAATTGAATTTCTGTTTTGCCAAGCACATCGCCCTTTTTCCAAGTCATGCCTTCGTTTGTGCATTCATAAACTACTGCATATCCTACATCTTCTAAAACTCCTTGAGATTGACCTTCGACTTTAATACCAAGGTCTAAAATTTCTTTAACAATTCCTTCGCTACCATAATGTTTGCAGCTAGGATTAATATTTTTCACTTTGTCGCCAACTTTGAACATTGTAGAAGCTTCGCTCTCTTCCATTTCTTTGCCTTCTTCATTTTCTTTATTAAACATCACATAGTTATGAATTGTAATCATATAGTCTTCAGCAAGAGCAGCGGTTTGTTGTAAAAATGGTTCGGTAAGATTTTCTTTTACCATTGGATCATTTAATTTATCTAATATATTTTTTGCGTGTTGCTGAATAGAAGTTATTGAACCAACAATCATGCCATAAAAATCTTCTTTATAGTCTTCAAGCTCGTCTTCTACTTCTTCAGCTTGAGCTAATGTTTGATCCATTTTTATCAGTTCAGCCTGATCAAACTCTGTTTCACCATCCCATTCATATTCTTCGTTTAAATAATCATTAGCTTGAGCTTTTTTAAGGGCTTCTGGTGTTGGGCGATCTTTTGAACCTTCTGGTGCTGGACGATAATTTTTGCCCATTCTTTTCTTTTTTTGTTGAATATTATACCAAAGACCTTTTCCTTTAGCCTGAACATCAACTTCGAGTGTAACTTCATCTTCTAGATTTTGAACAGAGCCACAATTTGGTTTTCCGCAAGATCCAGTTATTTTACTTACTGGTTTAGCGCTCCACATTTTACAACTCCAATAATTTGCTTTCCATTTAGGACCTGGATTATCGCAACCATGTCTTGATCTATACGCTTTCCTTCTGGCTGGATTATCTCTTTTAATAGACATATTTGGGTCACCAAATTTAACCATTATGATATTGCCTTTTTGATTTTTTACATATACGCCAAATTTCTTTTTATTTCCTTTTGGTAGTCTAAAAGGTTTGTTTAAAGGAGCTTTGCCTTTTTTTGATGCACTTTCAGTAATATCAATTTCAATTTGACGCTTCATAAATTTTTATTATTTAAAATTTAATTCTAATTCAAATGGTTTAACTCTTAAACCAGAGTCAAAAGCTCTTATAAATTTTTTACCATATAAAGGCATTCGAGCATTATATGTTTTAACTCTTTTTGTATTTTCATTAAAAATAGAGAAAGAAACATTATCTGGAAGTACGGATACATTTTGTAGTGTTATTTTATTTGTTTTCATTTCTCTTTTAATCGCTTTAGCTATAGCGCAATTTGATGGCATTGTTTTTTCGCCATTTTTTATGTCATTTTTTGTAATATTAAATTTTTGTTGCATGCAATCTCCTTATTTTATTAATATTACACTTTTTATTTGACATTTAAATACAAAAATATTACTATATATTAACATACCGCCCAATTAGCGGATAAGGTTTGTCGTACTCCGAAAAACGATAAGTCTTATTAGTCGATACGTGGGCAACGCTAACGGAGCTTGCGACCCAGAAAACCACTATATTTAGTGGGTGTGTAGGTGTAAGGGCTAGCGCGCGAATGACAGTTCTACCGGTGTCTGATAAGTGCTAGGGGCCGAAAGGCTTTATAGACTCGATTGGGAAGTTTGACTAATAGGCTTTGATAACCCTAAAAAACAGGGAAAGCTCCGCTTTGGAGAACTCATTGGGAAGTAAATTTTATACACTTGATATAGCGTTTTTCCTTTTTGTTAATAAAATAATTTTTTTACTTTTTTCTTTCGTAAAAATAATGTAAGATACATTACGTTACTTGATTATGAATAAAAATTTTTATGTAAAAAAAAGAAATGGTTCGTCTGAAAAATTCAATTTAGATAAAATTCATAAAGTTATTAATTGGGCAATAGATGGTTATAGTAATGTAAGTTTAACTGATATTGAAATAAATGCTAAAATAAATATTAATGATGGAATAACTACAAAAGAGATACATAAACTTTTAATTGAAAGCGCAGCGAATTTAATCTCTATCCAAAAACCAAATTATCAATTCGTAGCAGGAAGACTTTTGAATTATCAACTAAGAAAAGAGGTTTGGAAGGGCAAGCACGCACCAAGACTTATTGAATTTATACAAAATGGCATAAAAAATAAAACTTATGATCCAGTTCTTATTGATAAATACAATGAAGATGAATTGAATAAAATGGGCGAATTTATAGATCACGATAGAGATTATAATTTTACTTACGCTGGTGTAAAACAATTATGTGATAAATATTTAATTAAAAATAGAACTACTGGCGTCATATATGAAACCCCGCAGTTTGCTTATATACTAATAGCTGCTTACGCTTTTATAAATTACCCAATTGAAACAAGATTAAATTATGTAAGAAAATTCTACGATGCTATTAGTAAACATAAAATCAATCTACCAACACCAGTAATGGCGGGAGTAAGAACTTCTAGCAGAAACTACGCAAGCTGTTGTCTTATTGGAGTAGATGATACAAGAGAAAGTATTACAGCTAGTGCTACTGCTGTTAGTATGGCCACTGCAAATAGATGTGGAATTGGAATTGATGTAAGTAAAATAAGAGCACTTGGGTCTCCTATTAAAAATGGTGAAGTTGTTCATACTGGTTTAATTCCATTTTTAAAAATTTATGAGAGCAGCGTTAAAGCATGGCAACAAAATGGTTTAAGAGGAGGTAGTGCGACTTGCAATATTCAATGGTGGCACTATGAAATTGAAGATATTGTTGTTTTAAAGAATAATGCTGGTACAGATGATAATAGAGTACGTAAATTAGATTATACGGTAGGTATGAGTAAATTATTTTATGATAGAGTACTAAAAGATGAGGATATAACATTATTTAATAACGCAGAAGTCCCAGAATTATATGAAGCTTGGGGTACAAAAAACTTTGATAAAGTATATAAAGAATGCGAAAACAAAAAATTAAAAATCAAAAAGAAAGTATCTGCTCGTAAACTTTTCTCATTAATAATCAAAGAAAGAGTAGAAACAGGAAGAATTTATATTTTAAATGTAGATCATGCTAATGAACATGGAGCTTGGTCTGATAAAGTTACCATGAGTAATCTTTGCACAGAAGTTATTCATCCAACTATTCCATTAAATGATTATCATGATAAAGAAGGCGAAATTGGAATGTGTATCCTTTCGGCAGTTAATATGCTAGAAATTAAAAACTGGCAAGATCTTGAAAAGACTTGCGATCTTATCGTAAGATTTCTTGATGAAATCATTGAACTTCAGGATTATTTTAATATTGCTGCTGAAAATTTTGCTAAAAAACGTCGTAGTTTAGGAGTAGGAATTACTAATCTTGCAGCTTATTTTGCTAAGAATGAATTGAAATATAACTCTGATAAAACATTACCAATATTAGATGAATGGATGGAACATTTTCAATATTATCTATTAAAATCTAGTATTCAATTAGCTAAAGAAAAAGGTAAGTGCGAAAAATTTGATAAAACAAAATACTCGAAAGGTATTCTTCCAATTGATACTTATAAAGATAAATTAGATGAAATTTGCAAGCGTAAGTTATCACTTAATTGGGAAGAACTAAGAAAAGATATTAAAGAATTTGGATTACGACATTCGACTTTATCCGCTTGTATGCCATGTGAAAGTAGCTCAGTAATTCAATCATCTACGAATGGGGTAGAACCAATAAGAAGCCTAATAACTTATAAAATGAGTAAAATGGGTAAACTACCAGTTCTTGTTCCTGGAATTGGCAAATATGAAAATAATTATGAATTAGCATATGATCTTAAAGATAATTCTGGATTATTAAAAATTAATGCAATTATACAAAAATATATTGACATGGCCATATCAACTAATGTATACTATAATTATAGCCATTATGAAAATCATATTTTGCCAGATGCAAAAGTTATGAAGGAAATAATATATGCTTATTCACTTGGGTTAATAAGTTTATATTATAATAATACAGATGATGGCGACAAGGAGCAACTAATGCATCAAACAGAAAATAAAGACTGTTCTTCTGGTGCATGTAAGTTATAATAAATATATGGAATATGTATCTCAAATTGGTCAAGATAGAATAGTAGATATTATTTTAAATAAACAAGAAAATGGTTTTTTTGTTGATTTAGGCGCACAAGAATATAAGAATTGGAATAATACTTATTTTTTTGAAAAATATAGAAATTGGAAAGGAATAGGAGTAGAAATGCATCCCGCTTGGACTCAAGGATGGTCTCAAAGACCAAACACTGCTTATTATGTTGCAGATGCTAGATTATTAAATTATAAGTTTTTACTAAAATCTAATAACATTAATGTTATTGATTACCTTTCTTTAGATCTAGATCCACCAGAAGTTACTTTAGAGATGCTAGAATATTTTACTACTAATAATCTAAAATTTAAAGTTATGACTTTTGAAGTAGACGCTTACAGGCAAGACAAGACGAAAGACATTTCTAGATCTATATTGAATTCCAATGGTTACGAACTAGCATATGAATTGCTTTATACAGATAGAAATGCTAATTTAATCGAGGTTCACGTTGACGATCTATGGATTAATAAAGAATATAAAAATCAATTAAATTTAATTAATGTAAAAGATAATCAATTAAAATTTGATTTACAAGAACAAAAATTTACTAATTTATGAAAAGTGTTTTAAATTTAAAAAATGTAGATCACACAAAACAGCCATTATTTTTTGGAGAAGATTTAAATCTTCAAAGATATGATCGCTTTAAATATTCTATATTTTTCGAATTATTTAAAAAACAGGAAGAATTTTTTTGGTGGCCGCATGAAATAGCTTTAAATAAAGACAGAAGCGATTACAAAGATTTATCTCCACAAGAAAGATTCGTATTTGATACGAATTTAAAATTTCAAACTCTTGGAGATAGTATGCTTTCTAGGAGTATCCATTCTCTTAAAGATTATGTAACTAACCCAGAATTAGAAATATGCATGAATACTTGGCAGAGATTTGAAGGAATTCATAGTTATTCATATTCATATTTGCTTAATAATGTACATCCAGATGCAAGTAAATTTTTTGATAGCATTATGGAAGACAAGGAAATCGTATCTAGAGCAGAATTAATAAGAAATAATTTTGATAAAATTCTTGGCTCAGATGATAAAAAAGATTTAAAACAAAAAATATTTGATTCTATTCTTTCCGTTAACTGTATGGAAGGTCTTGTATTTTATGTCAGTTTCGCTTGCTCTTTTTATTTTGGATATCGCGGTAAAATGGAAGGTAATGCAAAGATTATTAAGTTTATTCAAAGAGATGAAGCTTTACATTTTGCTACAACTCAAAACTTAATTAAAATATTAAGAGAAGAGGATAAAGAAGGATTTACTTCTATAGTTAAAAAAAGTGAAGATAAAATATATGCATTTTATGAACAAGCTACGAAGAATGAAATTGAATGGGCAGAATATCTTTTTAGTAAAGGCTCTTTGTTAGGTTTAAACGCGGAAGTTCTTGGCGGTTACGCTAAATGGTTATGCGACTCAAGGCTGCGTAGTTTAGGGTATAAAAAGATCTTTAATCAGAAAGATAATCCTATCGGCGGATGGTTGAATAGTTATTTAGACAGTAGTAAAGTCCAAGTCGCTCCTCAAGAAACCGAAATCTCTACATATAAAATTGGTGCGAGGAAAACTGATATCTCAGATGATGATTTTAGCGATATGAAGCTATAATTTAATTCTAAAAGTGTATTATATGGTGTGATAGAGAATAAAAAAAAAGAAAAAAGTTAATCAACTTAATATTAAAGAATGCGAATCTATACTTCATAGATTAGCTGGTCAAATTGAAAATAAATATTATCAGCATGTACTAGAACAGTATAGAAGACTTTTACCTCCTCATTCAGCAGCTTTTGAATTAGCGAAAACACCAAGTAATTAATTTAGTTAAATTTTATTAATCTATAGTGTAAATATATGTGTGAACTTAGACATTACGTTACTATTTAATATTATACTTGGAGCCCTTTCTTTTTTGGGCGGATGGCTTTTCACTAGGGTTTTTTCTATATCAGATAGACAAGAAAAAATAATAAGAGAATTAAATGATAAAACGTTTAGTGATTTTATATTCCTCAGAAAAGAAGTTGAACAAGAAAGCAGAAAACACCAACAAGAAATTGCCGATTTAGCTTTAAAAGTAAGCACGACTTATGTAACAAAAGAATCCTTTGAGGCTTATTTCGATAGAATAGAATCAAAACTCGATAGAAACTTTGAAATGATACAACAATATTTAATGAAAAAATAATATGCTACAGCTTGGCGATTTAGAATATTTATCGTATAGAACTGGGTTAACGGAACAAAAGATATTATTACTAGCAGAATCTGAAAAAGATTTAGATTTGATTATAAATGAAATCGCTAAAGAAGAGATAGAAAATGGATTGCTTCATATAAGTTTTAATTTATTTACAAAATTATATGTATTTAGGATAAGCAGAGAGCTAGACTATAATTTAAAAGAAAAAAGTTATGTTAGCGAAACCATAAGTTCTATCTATCCTAAACTAGAAAAGCATAAAATAGAAAATCATACAATACAAGAAGATTGGGAGACTCTTTGGGAACCAGATGAACAAATGGCACGATATTATTTTACTTTATTAAGTATGTTTAAAGATAGTTTAGATCGCAAAAGAAGGTCTTATCCAAATCCCAATATATTTTATGCAAAAGCCGTAGAAGGCTTTGAAAATGCTAATAAAAAAGAATTAGCTACACATTTAAAAACTTGGATTTTATTAATGAGAAGAATGAAGGAAGAATATTGGAATTAATTGTCTAAAGGATGTTTTTTTCCTTTTCGTTTTTTACTCCAATCTTTAAAATATTTATCTTTAACGGGATCTTTTCCATATATTTTACTTCTTTTTTCTGAAAGTTCTGCACTTCTGTCCCATAAATCTCCTATAGTTCCTCTATGATTTTTTGTATATTCTGCAAAATCTGTTTTTGTTGATTCAGCTGTCAATTTCCCTTGAGTATTTAATTGCGGAGAAGTAAATATTCTATTCCATTTTAAACCATTTTCATCTGTATATTCATGATTATCATGAATGCTTTGAATAACGGTTATAACTTCTTCTGTATTTGGATTTTGATACAAATATTCTGGCATATGGCATTATATTTTATATTTTATTGATTTTATAATTAAAATTATCGCTATCTTCTGTTTTCCATTTAGGGTTATTTTCGACACTCCAAATGTGCGTATTAAATTTTCTTTCTATATTCAATTGTTCAGTTTTTACAACAAAACTTGGGTCAAAAACCCTTACTCTATTATTAGGTTGTATTGCATAATTTCCATTTTCTAATTCTAATACGTGACCACATTTATGTTCATTTGGGGTTTCGCTATAACCAAAATTAGTTTCATTTATTTCTGCATGCCCCCAATCTAGCGTAAATAAATATCTTCCTAAATTCTCTTTACCACTTCTATTTACATATTTTATTGTAGAATTTTTTAAAGCATAAAATTGAGTGACAGATATATAATAGCTAAAACTATCCCAAAGCACTAATTCTTCCAATGGATCTTCTTTTATATTTTCTTTTTTACAAAAAGCACTTATAGGCGCTCGCCACCATAAACCGCCATCATCCATAATAAAATGAAATAAAGGAGATCTATTCGGAATTGAAGCTACTCCGAAAACTATACATGGATAAAATTTATCGAAATGATCCTCTTGATTCCTTAGATAATTTCCCCTGACATAACATTCGATGGGAGGAATATTAGCATTTAAAAAACTCATCTATTGTTTTATTTGTTATAAACTTACTTCTCTTCGATATAATAAGGACTTCTTTTTTTCTTACTTGATATTTCAGATATATAATTCTTGGCTTTTTTTAAGCCTTCTTTAGTTAACGGAAAAACTCCATGTAAAAAATTATCATTTTTTGAATAAATGGCATAATATTTATTTTTTTTAATTTTTGGCATTGTTATATTCCTCCAACATTTGTTTTAATAATTTTAAATGATGTAAATCCCAAGTATCTCCAGGTTTTCTATTTGGATTATTTGAATCTTCCCATTCATGTTTTTCTATAATTTGATTTAATAAATTTAAAATTTTATCCATATATTATTATATTAAATTTATTGATAAAAGTCAAAATCTATTGTAATATAATATAGAGTTCTTTGATATTGGGCCCGTACTGGTTTCGATTTTAGGAATCAGAATTAAAATGCAGGTAGAGGTTTAGGTGGGTCTCTTAAAAAAACCTTAAAAGTATTAACTGCCAAAACAGCTAAATACAAAGGTCATATCTCTGCTAGAGTTTCTCTAGTCGAGGAGACCGTTTCTGTAGCTTAAGTTCTACAGCGTGATTACCATGACACATCTATTGGATAATTGCGTATTTAGATGTCTTCTTATTAATAGTTTTTTTATTCTGTTAATATTTAGTATTCAAAATAAAATCGCAGAGTATGTTTGTTATTTATCTATACGAAGCTAAAAATAAAAATAACTAAACTTGTAGTATTTTAATTTAGGTTCACTAAAAGACGTATGTTCAATTCATACCGGGTCCAAGCAAACGAATTCATTCGCCTCCAATTTAAATTAGAACATAATTTATTGTTGATATATAATACGAAAATGGCAATATCTAAAATTAAATTAAATAGACTAGACGAATTTAGCCCATTTAAATATCACGCTAATAAAGCAAGATCAAGAAGTAAAGCTAAAGGAGAAAAATCTGATATTGATATCAAATATTTAAAAGAAGTTTGGGAAAAGCAAAATGGAGTTTGTCCATATACTGGAATAAAAATGGAAATATCTAGGACTAGTCAAGACGAAGATATTAAAAAAACTCCTATTAAAGCTAGTTTAGATCGAATAGATCCTAATATTGGTTATTTAAAAGGAAATGTAGAGTTTGTTTGTTATTGTGTTAATGTGATGAAAAATGACTTCACCAAAGATCAAATGTTAAATTTTATAAAACAGATAAAATTAAATTAAACTTTATCTCTAGAATTAGAAAATAATTTAAAATCCTTCTTATAAACAAAAATGCTTTTGGGGCCTAAACCATTCATATCATTTTTTATATAAGTATAACATAGGCATGGATATTCTTCTGGGGAGTTAGGATTTTCTCGAATGATAGAACATGCCAAGTTATTCTTCTTGAAAAGACTTAAATGTTTTTTATATTGATCTTTAGATTTTATTAATTTAAATTCCATTTTTATTACCAGAAAATACCACTTCAGAAAAATCTTTTATTTTTTTAAGCTCATTAGTAATATACGATTTCATTGACTCAAAATCTATAAATTTTATAAAATTTGGCCCGTGTTCATCATCTAATAATATCTTATATTCATTTATCTCTTGGATAATATCACATTTGTTTATTATAACTTTATTAGTTCCAGATAATTTTATTGCAGTTATTAGATTATTTAAACGCAACCAATTAACTATTCTTTTTCTACCAGTAGTTGACCCAAACTCTGCTCCTAGTTCTATTATTTTATTTAAAGTACGATTTTCCCATAATGTTTCTGGAAAAAGAGGATCTTTTCCACTTTTGGTATCGTAAATTTTCGCTACGCCAATTATATCTCTTATTTTTTTAGGAGAAAACCCTAAAGAGCAAGCAGAGTAAGGTAAAGTCTCGCTACTTGTTACATATGGATAATCTCCATAATTTATATCAAGCCAAAAACTTTGAGCGCCTTCGCATAATATTTTACCATATAATTCACCATCCCATATATATTTTTTATCTATAAAATCTTTAGCTAGTTTTCCAACTCTTAGCATTTTATCCGCATAGGCTGGAGCAATTCCCTGCCCAGTTGTGCCAAGTTTTTCTTTCAAAAATTTTAAATCATAATCTATATGAGATTGAGTTACGATGTGAGCCTTGGGGCTGATTTTTATCAAAGATGTATCAAATCCTTCGTTTTTTAAATATTCTATTTCTTTATAAAAATTATCTATATTAATTAGACAATTTGGGCCAATAATACTTTTTTTAGAAGAAAATATTCCACAAGGAATGATGTGTGTCTTATATTTTTTTTCATTTATATAAACAGTATGGCCAGCATTTGATCCTCCATTCCAACGACAAACGATATCATAATTTTTTGATATAGCATTACTAATTTTACCTTTGCCCTCATCTCCCCAGCAAAGTCCGAAAATTATATCGACAAACTCAACTTCCATTTTTTATATCTTTTTCAAAAAAACTTTCTAACATTACTTTACAGTAATTAATTTGATTTCCTTGTCCACAACAATTTTTAAATTTTTTTCCAGAAATTTTACACAAATCATTTCTTTGCATTTTTGGAGCAAGTCTATGTATTGGGGCTCTGTCGTAAGCCTTAATATAAGGCGTAATGTGATTTAAATTTATACTTTCTGGTAAGTTTTCGCTCATGGATAATCTGGAGATGGTGATCTTATATCAAAAATATTTACATTATATGTTTTATCTTCAAATACTTCTACCCTTAAGGTGTCTTCTCCAATGCAATCTAAAACTCGTCCATGGGCGTAATTTATTTTTACGTGATCTTTAATTACTACTACTTTTTTACCAATCATTCTTTTTAGAATATTTGCTTTAGCTTTATTCATTATTTAATAAGTATATATTATATTTATAAATAAATCAATTTATTTTTTTAAGCTCGATATTATAAAATTTAAAAATATCAATTGATTTTTGATCTCTTTCATAATCTTCTAAATATATAACTTTTTTTATTCCATACGAAGCTATATTTATGGCACAACAAGAACAGGGTAAAAGAGTTGAGGCAAGTAAATATGGTTTATCATATCTAGTTATACAAGAAAGCGCATTTGTTTCTGCGTGAATTACATAAGATCTTCTTTGTTCTCGATCACTCCAAAAAGAATCATTAATATTTTGTTTAGCTTGAAGGCCATTATAACCTATTGAAAGAAGTCTACCTTCTTGATTTATTATTGAACAACCGACCTTTTTATATTGATCTTCAGATCTTAAAGAACTTGTTTTCGCTATTTCTATAGCCATATCTTCAAACGAAATTCTCATATTTTTTCTAATTTTATTTTACCATTTTTATCTAAAGTTACAAAAGCTGATTCTTTTTCACAAAAACTTCCAGTATTTATATAATTACCATCATATTCTGGAAAGTGAGTGTGCCCACAAATGAGAATGTCATAATTTTTCATTTTTAAATATTTTAAAGCATTTTCTTTAACCCTAGAACTTCTTTCAATAAGCCCCCCTTTTCTTGCTTTAAATAATCTAAAAAAATCATCGGCATATGGCGTATAATGCCTAACAAAATAGTAACATTTAATTATGAAATTTGTTAAAAATTTAAATTTGGTAAAATATATATCGAATATATCTCCATGAACAACTAAGATTTTTTTATTATTAATTTGAATTACAATTTCATCTCGGCAATCAAATCCTAAAAGAATACTCATAAATTCTGCTTTCAAAAAACAATGATTTCCAATCAAATATACAATTTTTTTTCTCTTAGATAATTTTCTTAATTTAGATAAAACCTTCCAGTGTTCTTTTTTTAGTCTAGAAAGATTGTGATGATCAAATAAGTCTCCAGCAATTATAATATATTTACTTTTATTTTTTTTTAAAACTTTTAATAAGTCTTCGGCGCGACAATCTTTATCGCCCAAATGGATATCGGATATAATTAAATATTCAAATTTTTCCATGAGCAAAACTTTCATATGCGTTATTTGGAGAAGCTCTGACTGCTTTCGTTTTACCAGTCCAAAGGGACCCGCGCATTTCTTCAATGGATTTAAAATTTAGGTAACTCATTGCGCTTCTTAAGCCATTTACGAAATCATAAACAACATCCTCTATGGTTTTGTCTTCAATTAATGGCACTAAAGTTTTATCTCCTTCGACAAAAAGATTCTTCTTTGTTCCGTCATAAAGTTCATAATCTTCTACAACCTCCTGACTAGCCATTCCTCTATATTTAGCATATCTTTTTCCATTTTTTTCTATTATATTTTCTTCATCTATAACATCTGCTAGTCCAGCAAAAATTCTGCCACAAATAACAGCATCTGCACCACTTACAATAGCTTTAACTAAATCTCTAGGATATCTTATTCCTCCATCCGCTAGGATACTAGGTCTAGTTTCTTCTCTGGGATTTTCTTGTCGAAAATAATCTAACTTCGCAAGTTGAAAATTTCTTACCGCTTTCCAAGCGTAGGATAAACCTGTTACGCTAGGGCATCCAATACCAGTTTTTACCTGAGTCAAGCACATACTCCCAGGGCCTATTAAATGTCGAAATCCGTCTGCTTTTAAATTAGCTAAGCGATATACGCTCTCCTTGGTAAGAGTATTGCCTACAATTACATCTTGAATAAATGATGAAGTTTTATACCAGCATAAAAAATCTTCAACATTTTTTGCTAAACCATTAGCTGTATCGAGAAAATAGATATCCGTATAGGAATTTGTAGCTTTTATTCTTTCTTCAGAATCTTTTAAACCAATCGCCGTAACACAAAAACCGCTTTCTTCTCTTATTTTTCTAGCTTTGAGCGCTTGATCTTCCGATGTCATAAATCTATGCAGAACTCCTGCGCCACCTAATTTATTTATTTTTATACAAGATTTAACAGAAGATATAGTGTCCATTGGAGATAAAATAATTGGAAAATCAATGTATTTATTTTTAGATATTTTAGTTATCGCTGAAACCTCTTTTCTTGATGAAATGTCTGAAAAATTCGGTAGCAGAGCAATATCATCGTATCCTAAACTTTCTTTAAAAGTAATATTCATTATTCTTGATTACCTGCCGCATCTTCTAAATCATCGATAATCCTCCTTCGTAGATTAGAATTATGTTTATTTAGATTTTTTAATTCGGATAAGATTTCTTTTTGATTTCTTTGTATTTCTGAATTGGATGTTTCTTTATTAAATTTAGATTTATGGATCTCGTGATCTTGTCTCATTTTAGCCCAAATTTTAAAAGATTTTTCTGGATCATTTTCATACTCTAAAAGACCCAGCATAAATGCCCCAACAAAATTTCCTTCATTTCTACCATTATCATCTGCAATTTTGAAATATTTTCTAGCTTCATCTATATTTTTTTCAAATCCATTTTCTCCATTTTTATAATATATCCCAACCATGGTAGCAGCGGAATGATTTCCAGCATTTGCTTTTTCTAATAAATCATCTTGCGCGTAAATAAAAGAAGAGAGAAGAACGTATAATATTACTAATTTCATATCTAGTAATATATTATTATAAATATAAATTTTTTGCAAGTTAAAATTGAAAAAGTAAAATCTTTTGATCTTTAAAAAATAAAATGTTCTGGGCGTTTAAAATATTTTTCATTTCTTCTTTTAGAGAAGGTTCTAAATCCTTAATGTTTTGCTCATAAATTTTGGTTGCCTCAGATAAATTATAATTCTTCTTACATGAACATCCGTTAATTGCTGCATGAAAATGAGAATAAAAACTCTCTAAGAAAGGACTTTTAGACTTGAATTGCATAAGATGCATGGTAATTAATTCATAAAAATTTTGAGAAGATTCAACAGCTATTATTGCTTTATTCATATAGATAATCTACACATTATAAAGTATATCGCTAAACTTAGTATATATAAAGATGATACATATATTATATTTAAATTTCCAAATAAAATTGAAGTCAGAAGACAGAGCCAAAAATTTAAACAAAAGGGGCAAGTTAATAATCTGGTCAAAAAAGTATTATATTTTAATAATAAGAAATCTGGATATTCTATTAGAGGATTCTGCTGTTTATATGCAATATATTCTTTAATTTTAAAAAAATTGTTCAATTTAAATAAATTTAAATATTCTACAAAAGCATGAGTTTTAAACCATACAATTAATAGAAATGATGGCAAAGAGGATATCATTACTAGATGTAAAAATTGATTGACACACATTGTATTTATGATAGAATATTATAATATACTTTTCTAAAAAATGATTAAACCAATAGGAGTAACTGGATTTGCTAGATCTGGAAAAGATACATTTTTTGAATTATTTAATAGATATTGCTTAAAAAATAATATAAAGACCAAAAGAATTGCATTAGCGGATAATTTAAAAAAAGACTTAAAAGATTTCGTATCTCAAAACTTTTCCGTAGATATTTTAAACATAAACGGCAAAGATAAAGAATTTGTTAGACCTCTTATGGTTGTTTATGGTAAATTAAAAAGAGAGTTCACTGAAGGTAAATATTGGACAAATAAAATTCAATATGAAATAGATGAATGTATATCTACTCAAACTATACCAGTCATAACAGATATAAGATATTCCGAATATCAAGAAGACGAACTTTTTTGGTTAAAGAAAAAAAATAATGGTTTATTAGTTTCAATTACATTAAAAAGCAACAAACCAGCCAATAAAGAAGAAAAAGAAAATATATTTAAAATAAAACAACAAGCAGATTTTAAGATAAATTGGAAACCTGAACCTAATAAAGATATTTTATATAAAAAATATGAAAACAAATTTAAGGAAATATCCGCAAATGCAAGAGTGCCATAATTGTAATGATATAGAATTAGTTTATCAAGTGAAAAATGATCATTCAAGTGATGCACTTAAAGAGCTAGAATTAAGGCATAGTGGAATCTGTCATCAGATGATAAAAAGATATCAAAATGTTTTATTAAGCTCTGGATTTGATCTTCAAGATATAAGTGAAGATAAAACATATATAATATATAAATCGGCATTAAATTTTGATCCAGATAAAAAAGTTAAATTCTCTACTTGGCTTGGCAATCAGATGAGATATCATTGTTTAAATTTAATTAATAAAACACAGCAAGCAATATCCATGAATGATGAAAATATAAAAAATATTTTAGAAAAAAAACAAATTCAGGCCAGGGAAGATTTATCAATTTTAGACAAAGACAAGGCTGATTTTATTTTTGAAATACTATCTCAAATGAAAGACAAAAGAATGATAAAAATATTTAAACTTAGATATTTCAGTAAAAGCAATAAAACTTTATCTTGGCATAATATTGGCAAAAGATTAAAACTTAGCACTCAAACAGCTATAAACATACATAATAAAGCATTGAAATTAATAAATACTAAAATGAATAGTCAAAATTCATTTGACAAAATATAATATATGAGATATCATTCTTAAAACAAGGAGAAAAATATGAGTGAAAATAATGTAAAATCAGATTGGGCTAAAAGAGACGTAGGCGCACTATGGAAGCGCGAAGGAAAAAATCAAAAGTATCTTTCTGGATACGTTAAAGTAGACGAATTAGGGATCGAGAGAGAAATAAAGATTGTCGTTTTTTCTAATAAAAATAAAAATAATAACGACAAAGCTCCCGATTATAGGATTTATGTTTCTGCTCCTCTCGCAGAAAAACAAAATTCTGTCGAACAACCTGCAAATAAAAAGGTTGTAGCTACCCAAAATAAAAAGACTGTAAAGCAGGAAGTTGACGAAGAAGTAGAAGAAGTTCTATGAATTTGAATCTCCCCATTAATGGGGTAAGCTTCGGCCAAACTTCGGTCTTATTATTAAGGGATTTTTTTAAAAAAAAAATTGATGTAAATATAATTCCAATTGGAAATAATATTGATTTGTCCCAGCAAGATGACGATCAGGAATTTTTTAATTGGATAAAACAATCCAGTGTTTCGTATCTTAAAAAAATTAAGAGAAAAGATCCTTGTTTTAAACTCTGGCATTTAAATGGATCATTAGAAAGCTTTTCTAATGAGACTATATTATTTTCATTTTATGAATTAGATAGCCCAACACCAGAAGAGGTTAACATAGTCAATAATCAGCGAAAAGTTATATTTTCTTCGAAGTACTCCTGCGAACTATTTAAACAAATGGGTTGTTCTAATGTGGAATATATACCATTAGCTTTTGATAAATATAATTTTAAAACATCAAATAGAAAATATTTTACAGACGGAAGAATAACTTTTAATCTTGTTGGTAAATTAGAAAAAAGGAAGCATCATCAAAAAATTATAAGGGCATGGATTAAAAAATTTGGAAATAATAAAGATTATTTTTTACAATGCGCGGTATATAATCCATTTATAAAACCAGAAGATAATGAAACATTAGTAAAATCAATTCTAATGGGTCAAAATTATTTTAATATTCAATTTTTAGGAATGCTACCAAAAAATAATTTGTATAATGACTATTTAAATAGTGCAGACATTATAATCGGTATGAGCGGCGGAGAAGGCTGGGGCTTACCCGAATTTCAATCTATTGCTTTAGGAAAGCATGGAGTAATACTAAATGCTCACGCCTATAAAGAATGGGCAGACGAAAAAAATTCTATATTGGTAAAACCTTCTGGAAAAATAGAAGTATATGATAATATGTTCTTTCAAAGAGGCGCACCATTTAATCAAGGAAATATCTTTGATTTTGATGAAGAGGAGTTTATTTTCGCCTGTGAAAAGGCTATAGAAAAAGTCAAAAATAATAAGCTAAATGAAGAAGGCTTAAAATTACAAGACAAATTTACTAGCGAAAATTTTGCAAATAATATTCTTAATTCATTAAAGTAATGATTACAATTAAAGATATCTCTAATTTAAAGTTATCTAAAAAGCAAAGAAAAAAACTTTTATCTAAAGGCAAACTTAGAGATCCATTTGAAATATGGGTCGATCACCATAATCACAAACTTGAAATTATTAGAACTTGCAGTAGCTTATTAGGCGCCACGGTTTCATCTTTAGTTCTACTTAAGGTCTTTGGGGTGATTTAATGCTTAAAAAAATTTTAAAATTTATAGATGGGATTTCTAAAGACGAATTTGTTTTACCCAAATATGGAAACTTATATAAAATTCAAAATGAATCTTTACCATTTAGATATATTTATAAATCTGGAGATGAATTAAAAGGTATTCATAGATTTAAACATCATCAATTAAAAGAATATATTTTTAATAATTTTGATAAAATCGAAAGAGAAGCTAATTTAGAAGAGCAACGATTATATAATATAATTAAAGACCATATAAATGAACTCTCAAGAAAACAAAACGACAATTACCATTATTAATGGATCTATAGGCGGAAAAAATGGAAATACTGGATCTTTAATAAAAAAAATAAAGAAAAAGATTTACGCGATAGATTCTAATGTGAAGATAAAAATTCTTCATTTACATAAAGATTTTTATTGGCCAAAAGTTAGACATCTTATTAAAGATAGCGATGGGTTAATTTTTTGCACAGGTACATATTGGGACTCTTGGGGGTCTCCAATGCAACAATTATTCGAGAAGATGACTGAAATTGAAGGCAAGAAACATTTATTAGGTAAACCAGCCGCAGCAATAGTAACAATGCACTCAGTTGGAGGAAAAGAGGTTTCTTCGAGGATACAAGGAGTTCTTTCTTCGATGGGATGCGTTCTTCCGCCATTTTCCGCTTTTGCTTATAGTTATGCAGATCATGTAGCTCATCAATCTAGATTTATTGGTAAAAAACTATTAGATGATGTTTGGAAAATAGAAGATCTTCATGCATTATTATGGAATATAATTGAATATTCTAAGGGTAAAAAAGAATGGAAAGTTTGGAATTATTTGGACACACAGGCATATAATCCAACATCAGTTTGGTTAAAATAGTGTAAAAATATATGTGAGCAATAAAGACGAAGCATTAGCAATATGCTCGGAATTTACTGACGATTATGGAGTAGATATAAATGATGGAGAAACTATAGTCGTCTATACAAAAAGTGAATACTTGAATGAATTAAGAAAGTTATTAGAAAGAAAAAAATATAAAATATTTAGTTATCAAATATATGACGGTGAAGCACTTATTAATTTTATTCCTAGCGATATAAAAAAAATTGATTGATTTTTAGTTTAATATTTATTATAATAAATTTATGAAGTTATTTTTATCTCATATTTTATACTTTTTAGGAGATATTATTAGCAGAACAGTAATGCAGTTTGGCCGTGGATATGGTTATAGTATTTATAGACAATTAATGTTGTGGAGTTGCGATCTAGATTCCGAAGGTAAAATATGGAAATTTGTGAAAGAAAAAACGCCAAATAAACACAAAAATATGAATAAAAAAATTTCAAATAAACGCAAGCCTAAATTTAGGAACAAGAAAATGCCAAATAAAGATAATTAGATTTATGAATGAAAAAACGCCAAATAAATCATTTGATGGGGGCAGGAAAAGGAGATACTCCAAGAAATTGTTTTTCTTATAAGTTTAAAAAAAACTTTGATAGTATTTGTTGGAACGAACAAAATCAAAAATCGTTGATTAAAAAAGAATTAAAAAAACAAGATGGCTCATCCATATATATTTACAAATGAGTGACGAAAAAAGAGTTTTAGAAAATCGTGCAAGTTCTTCTTATATAGCAGAATATTCTGCCCCAAAGATAGTGCTTCCAGATCTTGATAAATTACAACAACTTAGACATCTTAACTTAAATAAAAAAATAGAAACAAAATTACAAGAACTTAAGAAAGATTATGATGAATTAGTAGCTCTTAATGATTGGAATAATTTTGTTGATAGTTTTGAATGTAGAATCGAGTGTGAAGTTGGACAAGTTTATTATTTATACGAAGATACGAATGAAGATATTAAACAATTCTATCCTAACGGCAGAAAATTCGTTTCTATTATTCATCCAAAAGATTTTACTATTAAATATAAATGTCACGGAGCCAGTAAGATAAATAGTTTTGGATTTTTTGAGAAATATGAGTATGAAACACAAAACCTTTGAATTATTTGTAGTAATCCTTGGAGTAATTGCTAATATTGTATTGATAGTCAATGCCATACATCATTGGTAATATCGCTTGACTATTCTTATATTTTATATTAAGATGGTAGTATGAGTAGAAAAGGAGTTTGCTGTATTGTATTATCTCTAGCAGAAAGAGATGAGCCTATTAAGTTCAATACTATGACTTATGCTCGTTTCTCTGCTATGAGTAGACAAGAAGCACTAGCTACTCTTTCTTCTAGAATCTTAAACAATATGATTACTACATATCACTATATTAAATATTGTGCTGACCATAATCATACATATAGACTTTCTTCTGATCTATTTCCTCTTATTACTTATGATAAAGCAGATGTTAAGCTCGAATATTTACCCGATTATACCCGAATACTAGCATCATTTGATAGCATCAAAAAGCTAATACAATCTACTAATGTTCGTATATCTTGTCATCCTAGCGAGTTTAATGTTCTTGCTAGCGACAACGACAATGCAGTAGATAAAACAATCAAAGAATTAAATCACTATAGTTGGTTTATGACTCAAATTGGTTGTCCGCTTAACTATGACGCACCTATGAATATGCACATACATAACGCAAAGGGCGATCTAAATACTATTGTTAAAAAGTTTATGAGTAACTTTGATAGACTATCAGACGATGCTAAATCTAGATTAGTTATAGAGAATGATGACAAAGATACTTGTTGGTCAGTTAAGAAACTTATGAAATATTTTCATTCTGTGTCTAATATTCCAATTACCTTTGATTATCTTCATCACAAATGTCATCCAGATAATCTATCAGAAGAACAAGCATTTCATCTTGCACGAATTACTTGGGGTAATCATACTCCGCTTTTTCACTATTCAGAATCTATGCCTAATCAAAAAAATCCACGCAAACACGCTGATTATGCTACTCGTTTGCCCGATACATACGGATATAATGTAGATGTAGATTTTGAATTAAAAATGAAAGAACAATCTTTTGCTAAATTATGAATCATAATGATTTATTAAATGCCGTCAAAAGATTACCAGAAGATTATAAACCTTTTGGAGAAGTAGAAAGATGGTCAAATCCAGAATTAAATTATCCAGATTGCTCTATGGGATGCAAATATTATCTTGAATTAAAAGGAGAACTAGGCAACGATTGGGGCGTATGCTCTAATAAGAATAGTCACAGATACGGATTATTGACTTTTGAACATCAAGGATGTCAAAAATTTAAGTTTGACAAAGAAAATAATTTAGAGTAATATACTAATATGGGCTTATTTAATTATGTTAAAGTAGAACAAGAGCTTCCTCTGGATGATACTCTAAAAACGCTAAATCATAATTGGCGTAACGAAGAAT